GTCTTGTTGTAGCTATTATTAAAGAAAATAACCGTATTAAGAAACTAAGGATAGTTGAACAAGATAAGAATCGTGTGAAATATGTTATTATTAATTAAATTATAAGTTTCTAAAAGCTCGCTTCGGCGGGCTTTTTTTATGAGGTGAATATGTCAAGTTTAGGTTCGTTAAATATTCTTTTGAGTTTGGACTCAATTCAGTTTAATCAGGCGCTTGATAAATCATCCTATCAAACGCAAAAGTTCGCAAAACAATTTGAATTGAATTTTACAAAAGCGCAGGCCAAAGCAAAACAATTCTCAGAGCGTACTACTCAATATTTGAATAACATAGAGAAAGCGGCAAATACAATTAATAAAACGACAAGCCGTACTTTTTGGGCGGGCATTGTAAGTTCGGGCGGTTCCTATTTATCATCTGGTATTTCTGATGTGATAAAATACGCGGATAGTTATACTGAATTGCAAAACCGTATTCGCTTAGTAACAAATAGCCAAACAGCTATGGTGGCTGCGACAGAATCGGTGTTTGATATTTCTTTGAAAACCAATCAAGCTGTGGGCGCTACTGCACAAATCTATCAACGCTTTGCACAAAATGCAGATAGATTAAATTTATCTCAATTGCAAGTCTCCGAATTAACTGAGACTGTTGCAAAATCTGTTGCAATGTCTGGTGCAAGCGCAGAATCTGCGCAAGCGGCATTAATGCAATTTGGGCAATCCTTGGCAAGTGGCATTTTTCGTGGTGACGAATTTAATTCTGTTATGGAGCAAACTCCAGGTCTTGCTGACGCAATAGCTAAAGGGCTTGGCACAACAACTGGCGAGCTGAAAAACTTAGCTAAAGCAGGGCAATTGGATATTCACACCGTTATCCAAGCTTTAGTAAAAGCACGAGATACGGTTGATAATGACTTTAATAAACGTGTTAAAACTCTTTCAATGTCTTTTACAAATTTAGAGACATCGATAACTAAGTTTTCAGGTGAAGCAAATAGTGCGTTAGGTGTTACACAAAAACTAGCTACTGGAGTCGATTTTGTTAGCGATCATCTCCAAGAATTAATTATTGGGCTTGGATCGCTGACAGCTGCACTTGCTATCGGTCATCTTAGCAAATACGGCTTGGAACTATTAAAAACGGGTTATGCTAGTGCAAAAAATGCTCTAGCTCATATTGCTGAGGCAAAAGCCATAGCAATAAAAGCTACCGCAATGCGTACAGCGGCTCAGGTTGAAATGGCAAGCTTAAACGCACAATTTAAACTTGCACAATCTGAACAAACACGCTTTGCATTGCGTGAAAGAATGAAAGTGCAGTCTGCTCAAATTATTGCACTTGCACAAGCTGAAGCCACTGCAAAACGAAACCTTGCTACAGCAACTAATCTTGCAACGATGGCGGCAAAAGGTTTGCAAAGTGTAATGGCTTTACTTGGTGGGCCTGCTGGTGTAATTGGGATAGCTGCTACATCATTAATTTTCTTCAGTTCACGAGCGGCAGAAGCTCGACAATGGGCACTTGATACTACAACTGCAAACCAAGGATTAGCAGAAAGTTACAATGAATTAAGTGAAGCTGCATTATCCTTAAAAGTAGAAAAGCAACTCGAAGATATTGAGAAATATTACAAGGAAATCGAAAAAGCTAAAGCTAGTGCAAAATCAAAAAACATTAATGGCGATTTTGATGGTTTCACAGTCGTTAATAGTATTAGTGATAAAGAGTTGGAGCACCTACAAAACGAAATCAAGTCTATCGAAGAAAATGCAAGTTTAGCAGAAAAAGCCCTCGTAAAAATGCTTGCTCCTCTAGCTGAAAACATGTTGCGTTCAGGTAAAAGTCTTGATGATGTCCGACAAAAATTCAAATTACTTGGTATTGATGCAGTAACTGCGAATAATATTATCGCAACTTTACCAAAAAGTTTCTCTGACGCGGCAAACGGTGCAAAGAACGCCACAGATAAAACTTTAGATTTAAAAGATGCAATTGATAAGTTAAATGGTAAATCAACAACGCTTGCTCAAAAATTAGAGGTTGCGAAGTTAAAACAACAAGGGCAAGCAAAATCTGCGTATGTTTTAGCAGGTCTTTATGAATTGCTTGGGAAAGAGGGTGCTGAATATAATGAAGTATTGATCGGCATTGCGACAGGTACAATTACCGCAGCTAATGCAGCAGATAAAGCTGTTGGTTTATCAGTTGAAACACTAAATAAGATCATAGCCGGAAAAGCAACATTAGAAAAAATGTTTTCCGATGAAACCAAAGTGACAACAATTGAAACACAAATCAAAGAAAGTCACAAAAAATCAGGTGAAAATGCTCGTGATAGTTGGCTTAATTTCTACGATGAAATTCGCAAGAAAAACAGCTCTAGTCTAGGCGAAATCGAGTTAGAGCAAGCGCGAATGTTCCAACGGTTGGAAGAACACAATAAAAAAGGTGTGGTATCGTATCAAGAATATGAAACCGCAAAAACGGCTATTGCAGAACGCTTTGCTCGCCAACGTTTAGAGCTTGCTGGCAAATATGCGCCAGAAAAGTTGTTGAAAGCTAATCGTGATAATGAACTAAAATCTATTCAGGAATTATACGAGAAAGGGCAGCTCAACCAAAGTGAAGCAGTGAAAGCCTCGACTCGAGTACAGTTTGACTATGCGCAACAGGTGTCACAAAGTGCGGTCGATCCATTGGCACAATTACGTGCACTTTATGACCCACAACAAGAGTTAATTAATCAACAAACGCAAGAGCTTGCTCAGCTTCAATCATTTAACGATCAAAAGTTAATCACGGAAGAAGAATTCCAACAACGCAAACAGCAAATTATTGAAAAATACAGAAATAATCAGTTTCAAGAGCAAATGGGACTTTATGCTACTGGATTAAATGATCTTGGTAATGCGTTTGGGACTTTAACATCAATCGTTGAACAATCAGCCGGTAAGCAATCAGCAGCCTATAAGGCGATGTTTGCAATCTCAAAAGCCTTTGCCATTGCAGAAGCTACAGTGAAGTTATCTCAAGCGATCGCACAAGCACTTGCCGATCCAACCGCTCTTACGCCAGCACAGAAATTCGCTAATATGGCAGCAGTGGCAAGTGCTGGTGTTAATTTAGTGTCTCAAATTACCAGTGTTGGTTTTGCCACTGGTGGTTATACAGGTGATGGTGGAAAATACACGCCAGCTGGTATTGTACATAAGGGCGAATACGTCATAACAAAAGAAGCCACTGCTCGTTTGGGTCGTGGCTTTTTAGATCATCTTAATTACGGTTCTGTGCGTCGTGGTTTTGCTAATGGTGGTGGAGTCGGTGTACCAAGATTGCCCACTATGGCTTATCAACCTAAATCATCAGGGGATATAGCGGTTAAGGTGATTAATAACGGTGAACCGATGGATGCAACGGTAAGCCAACAATCAAGAAATGGACAGCTTGAAATCACTGTGGAATTAGTTCGACAAATTGCGCAAGCAGAAGCGGGAACAATGTTGCAGAAGAATATGCGCCCTGGCGGATTGTTATCTTAGGAGTAAACATGGCATTAAAAACATTATCTTGGTGTCCTCAGCCTAAATACACTGTAGAGGAAGAACCTAGACGAAAAGTGCTTAATTTTGGCGATGGTTATCAACAGCGAATGGTGGACGGACTAAATCCGCTGCTCCGCAAATTTAACCTGACATACAAGCTCAATCACAAAAGTGCGGTCGAATTTGACCGCTTTTTAACGTCGCATGGTGGCGTCACGGCATTTTTCTTTCGTGAATACGAAAATGGCGATTTAATCAAAGTCGTTTGCCCGAAATGGTCAAAAACCGTCACTAAAAGACACACGGAAATCAGCTGCACCTTTGAAGAAGTGGTGTAGTTTTTAGATAAAAAACAAACCCCGAACACTCGCAATGTTCGGGGTTTTCTATTTTCCAATCAGCTAAAAAAGGAAATGTAATGGAACAGATTATAGACAACATCCTTCCTTTCTTCAAGGAGTTAATTATGCAATATGGATTATGGGAAGCGACTTTCGCGGTCGCCTTTTTAATTTTCATCTTCGCTTTTACGTGGAAGCTACCAAGTATCATTAAAGCTATTCGATGGTGGTAAACCTAAAAATAACTAAACCCCGAAGCGTTTGCCGCACTTCGGGGTTTTTCTTTACCCCTTATTCCAAGTTTAACCAACTAAGGAGCAATTTTGATTAAGTATACACCAAAACATCAAGTTAAGGTAGGTGGAAAAATGAGTGAAAAAGATGCAGGCATTGCAGGGAAAATGCTAGCAAGTGCAGCAATTATTGCAGCGGTTGGTTTTGCCATTGGCGCAGCGTGCTTCGGGATTAGCTTTATTCTATGAAATGCTAGAAGTAATTGATAAGTCTAAGAAAGCGCGCCAATTTGCATACACATTTTTATTTCTGGCTTTTATTTTTGGAATATGTCCAGCTGACTTTTGGCAGCCTTCGAACCGCACGTTATGACGCTTAAAGTGCGG